ACAACTGAAACTAAGTAATACCATGTCTGTTGAACCAAGCGCACTGCGCGAAAACTTTACAACCCAACTTGAAACTGCAATTTCTGAAATTAAAAATCTTGAGGCGCAGGTCGTGGCAAAACGAGAACTTGCACTTAAACTCAAAGGTGCTCTTGAAGCTCTGGATCTAGTAGATCCTCCTGCTGAAACCGAAGAACCTGTTGAAGCAGAACCTGTAGCGGCAGAATAACTTTAAAGACCTTCCTTATAAATAACAAGGAAGGTCTTTTTTAGTACATGTCTGCAATTACAATTAACTTAGTGATAGAGCAGGGTACTGACTTCTCAGCAACCTTTACTATCAAAAACTCAGATGGTGCTTCGGTAAATCTTTTGGGGTTTACCGCAGAGGCAAAACTGAAGACAAGTTATTATACTTCAAGTACTGCAACACCGTTTGCAGTAATTTTTACTGACAGAAGTAAAGGAGTAATTAAAATTACTTTGACTGATACAGTTACATCTGCCCTCAAAGCAAGAAGATATGTTTATGATTTAGTCTTGACTTCTGCGAGTGGAGTAAAGACCAGATTTATTGAAGGAATTGCGACAGTAACACCAGGAGTGACAGTATAGTGGCTAATTACGAAGTAAGTACTACTAATTTTGATGTCACACAAAGTGTTGCTAATGATTTTAGTATTGGTTTAAATTATGAAGCACCATCAAAAGGGATACAATACCAGAATTTAATTCTGGATGATTTGCGTTCACAATTTGATGGAGCACAAACAGTTTTTCAGTTAGCAGTTTCTGGGGAAGAATATTATGCATTAAATGACCAGCAACTGATCATTTCCGTTGACAATACTATTTTGCAACCAGGAGTGGGATACACAGTATCAGGCAATGAAATTACATTTGCTACTGCTCCTGCAAGTACAGTTACACCATTCTTTGGAATTGCACTTGCAAATACTGCTGATCTAACTAGAACTATTAATTATGTTATAGACAATGGTTCTAGACCAATGACTACAGGAAACAAAGGTTTCCTAACTATTGATGTTACTGGAGTTATCCAATCATGGGTCATTGTTGCCGATGCTATTGGAGATTTAGAACTTGATATTAGGAAATGTTCTTTTGATGATTTTCCTAACGTAGCATCAATTTGTGGTGGGAATGGACCACAATTAAATAGTGATGTAAAAAGTACTGATATTACATTGACTGGATGGTCAAAGCAATTGAACGCTGGAGACATCATACAGTATGAAGTTATAAATACTACGGTTTCAATCAGTAATTTTGCTATCGCTCTGAAAGTAAAATTATAAATATAAACAGATAAATCAACATCAAACAAGAGGAACATTTTAAATGGCACTTTTAGTACCAAATATTGGTGAGTTAGAGTCGCTCCGTTATCTGCTGAACGCCACTCACCAGATCCCTAGAAATTTAGTTTTGAAGCTTTATACTTCAAACACAGACCCCGCTGAAGGTGACGTACCTTCCGCAACTGCTTATTATGAACCATATGCTGATGGTAATACTAACAGTTATGGTACTGCTGCGAACACTGGATATCCTACAGTAAATAACAACCGTGCTGATCAGAATTATTCTGATGCATACGGTATTCTTCTGAATGGTAACCGTTGGGCAATCTCTACTGCTGGTGATCCTATTGCCTCCGGTACTGGTACTGGTTCTGCAGGTGCCTTTACTATTTCAATTGCTAGTGTAACTGGCACAGTTAGTGTAGGTAACCTTGTCAGTGGTACTGGTATCGGTGCAGGTGCTAAAGTATCCAGAGTAGATGGATCAACTATCGTTCTGACTGTTGCTAACTCTGGTGCTGTTTCAGGCACAATTGAATTCAGTGGTGGTGTTACAACTGCAACATACCCAGAAGAAACATTCACCTTTACTGCTGCTGCTGGTAACGTTTATGGTTACTACTTGGCTCGTGCAAACAACATGCCTGTCACCATCCATGGTGTAACGGATGCTGCCGCTGCTGCTGCTGGTACAGTTCTTACTAAGGGTGATAACACTGATCCCGCTATCGGCGTTATTGGCAATAAGTTTATTACTCTTGCCAACGTTGCTAACATCATGGACGACATCACTGTCGGCATGGTTGTTGGTGGTAACTCCGCTGTTCCTGGTTCTACAACTATTATTGGTATTGACATTCTCAACAGAATTCTTTACATCAACAACGCCCTGACTGACAACATTCAGGTTGCTACTGACTCATCAATCACTCTGTCTTACAGTAAGGTTAATGCTACTGCCCATTCTTTGGTTGCCGGTGATGTAATCTACATCGCTCAAGGCACCACTAATTCCGGCACAACTGTTAGTACTTACACTGTTCATACAGTCTATGATGCTAACAGCTTCAGCACAACACCTGCTCTTGACGGAACTGGTGACCTGACTCTCCACAGCAGCATTATGTTTGCTGAGAGATTCACAAATGGTCCATACCCAATTCAGAACAACGGTGACCAAATCAAGATCACATTGAACGTCAGCCTTGACTGATATATAGTATACATCTTATTCGTTATTGTATTTTGTGAGGGGGGTGTTTTACACCCCCTTTTAATGTGTAGAACGTTTAATGAATACATTTCGCTACGATTCAACATCAATTGAATATTTTGATAGTCAGGACTTGGGTAGCATAGGTGATGCTCCCACGTCCACAGTTGATCGTGGCATAAACTTTTTTGATCTTATTGTTGAAGATGGCACTGCTGGTGTTGTAAACAATGAGTTCATTGTAGAAACAGGAACAGATTTTATTGTAGATGACGTAACTGCAACAGAAAATTATAATCTTGTTGTATGGACTGAAACTACATATCCATTTGGAAATATTAATATCAGCGGCGAAGAATCTGATTCAGCTGGTGTAGTATTTGTTGCTAAGGCACAACCAATTGTCCTTAGAGAGAAGGCAATTGTAATTACAAAACAAGCCTGGACAGGTTCAGGTACGTTATTTGAGATTGCTAATGGTTTAGAGCGCAAAGTTGCTCCTTATATTGGAGGTTCTGGACCTCTGCGTATTTCTGGCGCTTCATCTAATAGCGCCTTGTATGACTTCACAGAAGAGTCATTTAAGACCTATGGTAGTGACACTGACAATGGTCAGGTAACCGCTACTGTAGGTTCTTCTGTTGGGTATGGAGAGATTATCACCATCGCTACTGATGGTGAAACAGACTTTGGAGACATTTTACCTGGAGAAGGTACACCTTTCGGATCCCTGAAGATTAGAGGATTCAAGGTTACAAGTAACAGGTTTAGTGCATATAACGGTTCAGGTTCATTCTCAGTTCTTTCAGGTGGTGTTGATCAACTTGAGGAACCATCTGGAGCACAAACTTACGTTGTTGGTCGTAATCTAGCAACAGGACAATTTATCAGAAGAGATGTCATTGGATTAACATTCAGTGGCGGTAATCCAGAAGCATTTGCAAGAGTAGGATATCAAGGTAGCGGAAGACTCTTCAATTTCTCTGGAGGACTTGAGAGGAAGGTATACGATTATAATTCAGGTTCAATAGTAAGCTTCTCTGTTGGAGATGATGCAGGAGATATTAATACATCCGCATCTACAGCAGAAGATTATGGTCAAGTAACCGCACAATCTAGTGGCGATACTGATCATGGTTCATTAGTAATTACTGAGACTAGACAACCTCTCACTGGTCTCTTCAAACTTACTGGTGGTGACATTGCTCACTCCAACCCAAGAGCGTTCGCTGGTAGCGGAGCATTTAAGACTTACAAAGGTAAGGCAGTTGTTAATGCAGGTCAAGCAAGTGACTTTGCATTCCTGCCTCATTGGAGAAGCCGTGGTGGAATTACAATCACCAACCATGTCATTCCTGATGCATTTGCCAGAATACATGTTGGTTTTGGATCTCTGTTTGAGATCGGACAGAAGGATGAAAGAGCAGTATTTAATTACCAATCTGATATCGTATTTGATCCTTTAGCAACTCTAGGAACCTTAAACTATGGTTCTGTAGATCAGACTACAGCAAATACCGAGAACTATGGTGATGTAACCGAACCTTCTACTGGTGACACATCTTATGGTGATTTGATCCCATACTTTACCAAGTTCGGTAATATCAATATCACTGGTAGGGCAGTAACACCTATTCCAAGAGCATATACTGGCAGTGGTATACTTAACCCCACTGGTGGTCGTGCAACTGTACAATTCAACGAACCTGCAGTTCAGGTTTATCATTATGGTCTCAGTCCGAATCAGACAAGTGCTGGAGAATTCCTCAAGCTTGGCGGCGGAATGTCGCAACTCAAGGTTATTAAGGGATCTTGGATTGGTTCTGGATCTCTCAATAACTCTGGTAGTAATGTTGAGAAAGCAATATTTGATTATACTGAGGAATCAATTGCGGTAGTACAAGATCCTATTGATAATGGTCTTGTCACTTCTTCTGCTACAACAACTGCAGATTACGGTGATGTAACTCAACCATCTACTGGTGATACCATCTATGGTTCAATCACCAATCTCATCACTAATAATCCATTCGGAAAACTCTTTGAATGGACGGGTGGTGATATTGCCCACTCTAATCCAAAAGCATATCTTGGTGCTACTGCTGAGGTTAGAATTACTGGTGGATACAGCAACCTTAAGTTTGTATCTCAGGCAGGTGAATCTACTGCACTGTTTGATATCAGAAATGGTCTTGGTGGAGAGAATAACACTTATGCAAGAGTTAGACCTTTCATTGCATCTGGTTCACTCTTCAGTCATGGAGTCAAGACTGAAAGAGCAACTGTTGCATACAACGAATCTTCTATTGCAGAATCGTTCACATTTACTGATGCTGGAAGTGTTGGATCTGCCGTAACTGTATCTGGTGATTATGGACAGGTCACTACTCCTGTTCCAGCATCTAACATCATTGATAATGGAAATGTAATAGATGTAACTGGTGATGAGCGTCCCCTCGGAAAACTGTTTGAAATCCAAGGTGCTGCTGTTGATAAATTCTTCCCCAAATTTATCTGGAATCGTCAGAGTCCTGCTGTCAGAATCTTCAACGAACAGCAAGATCCTGCAGATATCAGATTTACACCTCATTGGAGATCGCGCCATCTTCTCGGCACTCCGAAGATCAGCAATGGTCCAGACGGAGAGTTCAATACTTATGCTCAGTCCAGACCATTTATTGCATCTGGTTCACTGTTCAGTCATGGAGTTAAGACTGAAAAAGCAACGGTTGATTATAATTCATCATCTATTGTTGAGTTCTCTCCAGGTGGAGATTATGGATCAATCACCAATTCTGCTGGAACAACTACTGACTATGGTACTATCACAAGTCAGGCTACTCCAGATGGTGAAGTAGATCTTGGACAGATTATAGTCACTGAGACTAGACAACCTCTTACTGGTCTGTTTAAATTTACTGGTGCTGCTCCTAAGGTTCAGTTTATTCGTGGACCTTATGTTACTAGAGGTGGAATTGTTAATCTATCTGGTTCTCTGGTTGAGCGTGTTGCTCAAGCAGATGATATTGGTGGTAACATTTCTGCCACTGGTATTGCTCAAAGTTCAAGAGCAAGAGATTTTGTTGGTAAGGGCAGACTATTTGGTATTGGTGATAAGGTTGAAAGTGCAACCTTTGATTATAATGGAGGATCTATTGTTGATCTTACTCCAGATGAAGATTATGGATCAATCACTAATAATGCAACAACAACTGATGATCTTGGTAGTATTACATCTACCACTCCAGGAGGAGAAGTTGATAACGGTGAGATAATTATTGTTCAGACTAGACAACCTCTTACTGGACTCTTACAACTTAGTGGTTCTTCTGAAAATCAATTTGTCCGTGGACCTTATATTGCAAGACCATTTGGATTTAGAATCTTTAATGAGCAACAGGATCCTGCAGACTTCAAATTCTCACCTCATTGGAGAGCACGTCCTTACGAACAGGGCAAACTTACAGGTAATGCCGACACTCCTAGAGCAAGAGATTTTGTTGGTTCTGGTTCACTCTTCCATATCGGTGAAAAGGTTGAGAGAGCAGTATTCAGATATACCACAGAATCTGTTGTTGAGTTTAGTACTGGTCCCGATTATGGATCTATTACTGACAATTCAACTGTAACTAGTGACCTTGGCAATGTTACATCTATCACTTCAGATGGTGAAGTTGATAATGGTTCTGTAGTAATTACTCAGACCAGACAACCTGTCACTGGTCTGTTTAGAATTACTGGTGGCGATAAAGGTCATAAGCAGACATTCTCTGAAGTCTCACAAACAATTGAGATTAATATCTCTGGTGCCGCTATTGAGAAGTTTACTTCTGGTGCCGGAGAAACTACTGCTCTATTCAATTTCGTTGGATCTCTCGCAGAGAGCTTCAGCAAAGGTCTTTATACGGGCGAAGGTTCACTCTTCCATATCGGTGATAAGGTTGAGAAGGCAGTATTCTCATATAATAATTCTTCTGTTGTTGAAGGATTTGGAACAGATCAGTATGGATCCATTACTGATAATGCTACTACAATTGATGATCTTGGATCTATTAGTGATGCATATCTGCCACCCAATGTTGATCATGGTGATCTGGTTACTCTTCCTGGAGAAGAAAACCCATTCGGTCTATTCAGAATTTCTGGTGGAACTCCAGCTCAGAAGAGAATATTCCGTGAATTCTCTAGTGGATCTCTGTTTGGTGTCGGGAATGCCGCTGAAGCATTCATCGCTCAGACACCTGAAGAAACCTTCCTGCTCAAAATGCGTGGTGGCGCAGTTGAGAAGCATGTTGAGAATTGGGTCGGAACTGGCAACATTAAGATTAAGGAGGAGACACCTCTCGCTCCTAATGCTGCGGTTAGATTCCGTCCACATTGGAGAACTCAACATCTTCTTGGAACTCCAAGAATTCTTGGTAATGTTGATGTTGGATTCAAGGGTGCATATGTATCTAAGGGTGTATTCTCCAGAATGTACACCCACGATGCTGGGTCCGAATGGCTCAGATATCGTCCATCACCTCGTTATGTCAACTCCATCTACGGCAAGATCGGTGGATCAGCAAATGTTGCTGGTATATCAGTATCTCAAAAAGTTAATGTTTATGGATATTATGGTGATGATAGAGATCCAGGAACTTCTGGTTCACTGTTCGGAATTGGTGGTGGAGCAGAAGCTTCCAGCGTAACGCCTCCAACAAATACAGTTCTCTTCAGAGTCAACGGTACTTCACCATCTAAGTGGAATCCTGCATGGACATCTCGCCCTGCTGGATCTCCAAGATTGTTTGGTTCTCCAGACCTCGTTCTTAGATTCAACATCTTCACGAATCCTGAAGTTGCTAAGTTCAACTTCTATGGTGATGCTGATCCTGCCTTCACACGCTTATACACTGGATCTGGTAGATTTAATTCTATCGGTGGTGCTGCTGAAGTTGTCGGATTCAATCCAGAAACTGAGACAAGAGCATTCAAGTTTAGCGGCGAACCTATCGTCCGTATCAGAGTTATCCTGTTCCAGTTTGGTACTCTGTTTGGATTTGGTGGTGGTTCTGAGTCCAGAACAATTGAGGTTCCACAATCTACAGTTCTGTTTGTTCCTTCTGGTACTGCAGATACAGATCGCGCACGCGCATTTGAAACATCAGGATCTGAAAATCTTAGTGGTCAAAGTGTCAATAGACGCACTGCTGCACATGCTGGTTCCGGTTCACTCTTTGGCACAAATGGTGCAGCAGAATCTAGAACCGCAAGCATCCCTGAAAGCACAGTTCTCTTCTCTACCGCTGGCGGTGATCAGAATGCGTTT